CTCCAGGAACCTCGGCGTCGAGAAGGTCGCCACCAGAAGTGACAGCCACCGCGTGCGCGAGAGCCCAGTGACGAACTGCCATTACCTCAACGATAGGGGAAGGCGGCGCATCAGGAACATAATCAGAGGACGACGTGCCGACGGCCCACGATCTCCTAAGTGCCCAATCAAGGGAATACTCGGGAAGACCGACAGACCAATCGAAACCACTCATGTCCGTAGAATACCGGGACCCCTTGGTGTGACCAAAGGTTACGGCGTTGTGTAAGAACTTGAGGGAACTATCGTCAGATCCAAGACCCAAGAGATTGGTACCCATTTCATGTGCCCCGCGAGTGACCATCACCTTAGACTGCAAAGAATAAAGGTAACGTTCAACAAGCTGGTCAACAATTGAAACAGAAAATATGAGTCTCCAACGTTCCTGCTCGGCCTTTAGAGCCGTGTGGGGTTCGTCCTTGACAAATATTCGAACAGGATCAACAGCTCCTAGTTCTAACAATCTCGAGGGGGTGAGCTCCTCCGTGGGTGCAAAGGACAACACATAAAGAAGACGCAGGCGGATCATGACAGTTTCGACTAGCAAGCTAGAATATTTGTCAATGAGTTCTCCATTTCGTCTCTCCATGAGCATCCAGGGGTAGCCAGGACTAGCTGTACGATTCACATCATCCAGCAGCAAGGTCACCCTAACACGCATTCGCTCAAACGCTTCAACAGTCACATCAGTGAAACCATCGTTGGCTAACAAACTTCCATAGGTTGGTGGTCTGCCAGACTGGGTGGCTTCCACGTCAAAGTTCCCGACGACCACTGGGTGGGCGTCCTGGGACATTAACGTGAACGCGTCGGAGCAAGTAAGTCCATCAAGCTCGTAAGAGACTTGACGACTGCGTCGATCTTCTGCGTATCTGTTGTGGTGGCTTCCAAGGGAGGCGAGCTCGGCTTGGGTACCTCTGTCGGGATTACGCCACTCTCCAGGGAAGAGGACTTCTGAGCCTTTCTCAACCTCGCTAGCCGGCGCTTGTGGCTTCGGCTTAGCGGAGGGAGGTTTGACGACTCCAAGTGTGGTGTAACCGCTACACTGCAAGCCTTTTCGATCTTTGGCGCGTCCTGCAAGGGCGAGAGCCCAAGAGAGACGGGGACCAAGGGATCTCCAAGAACCCACAGCGGTTTCCCTGAGTAATTCAACTGACCACGCCTCAGGGTAGGTGGCCACGACCGGAAATCCTGCAGTTCATCACCTGACTGCTCCGTATCTGTAGAATCTGACCTAAGAAGATCAGACATCATACTGACAGAGTCGACTGGGACAAGCTTTGACTTCGCCGTTACACGTGATTTGAACTGACTCGCGGTGGTATCCGTTGCGTCTAGTCGAGCATCGTTCTCGGCGTCGTCGTCGTATCTTGGGAGGGACTCCAGCTTAGACAAGAGCAGTAAACTCTTAGAATGCGGCACCTTC